TCCGGTATCGACGTTCTGGGCCAGTTCTTTGTGCGCTACGGCCTAAACCCTTGGTTCGAGGCATGGCAGCAGGCGATTGAGCGGTCACTTTTGACGGAAAAAGAGGCCGATGAATATGAAATCAAGTTTAACGCGGCGGCGCTTTTGCGTGGGTCGATGAAAGATCAGGCGGAATTCTTCGCCAAGGGGTTGGGTTCGGGCGGTCACACGCCTTGGCTGCACCCTGACGAGCCGCGCGATTGGCTGGATCTGCCTCACCGGGATGATCTTCCGCCCGCGCCGGGGAAACAACCGACAGGAGGGCCAGATGAGCCTGCGTAATTTACCAGAAATTCAGGCGTTCAAAGCCCTTTCCAACATGGAGTGGCAACCGCGCACTGACGTTGTAGACCGCTGGAATGCGGGCATCCACGCGGCGACCACTGATGAGGCGTCAATTTCTATTCTTGGCGAGATCGGCGGCGGCGATTACGGCGACGGCATCACGTCCAAGCGGATAGCCGGGGCGCTGCGATCCATTGGCGAGCGCGAGGTGCGCGTTGATATCAACAGCCCCGGCGGTGACTTTTTCGAGGGCGTGGCGATCTACAACATGCTGCGCGAGCATAAGGCCAAGGTCACGGTCAACGTGCTGGGCCTTGCGGCTTCTGCTGCGTCGATCATTGCGATGGCGGGTGATGATATTCGCATGGCAAAGACCGGCTTCCTAATGATCCACAACGCGTGGGGAATTACGATTGGCAACCGTCACGACATGCAAGCGTCTGCGGGTATGATGGAGCCATTTGATCGGGCAATGCGCGACCTATATGCGGAGCGTTCCGGCCTGAAAGACGTTGATATTGAAGCATGGATGGACGCTGAAACCTTCTTCACTGGCGAGGACGCTGTGAAAAATGGGCTTGCAGACGGCTATCTGTCGCAATCCGAAATTGAACAAGACGAAGACAACGGCAAGAAGGCGTCTGCCATTGCCAAGATTGAGGCCAGTATGGCCGCACAAGGACTGTCCCGCCGAGAGCGCCGTAGCCTCTTAGCGGAACTGCAAGGGGGGGCTGACGTATCGCCCCCTGACGTCATGCCGAGCGCTGACATCATCGCCGCACTTCGCGGCAACACCGAAAAACTGAAAACCTAAAGGGGTTTTACATGAAACACTTCAAGCAACCCGTTCGCGGGCTTGTCGGTGTGCGCGCTGATGCTGGCACCGATATCAAGGCACTGATCGAAGAGCAGGGCAAAACATTCGAAGCCTTCAAGGCGGCGCACACGAAAGAATTGGATGACCTGAAAAAAGGCATGGGCGATGTTGTCCAGACCGAGCAGGTTGACAAAATCAACTCCAGCGTCGGTGACCTGCAAACTGCAATCGACGATGCAAACGCCAAAATCGCGGCAATGTCCGTGAACGGTGGATGGGGTTCCGGGTCTGATACAGTGAAGGACAAGGAATATTCCGACGCGTTCAAGGCGCATTTCAGCAAGGGTTCAGTCCAAGCCAATCTGAACAAGGGTCTTGACGCCGAGGGCGGATATCTTGCTCCGGTGGAGTGGGACCGCACTATCACTGACAAGCTGGTAGAAGTTTCTGCGATGCGTTCGATTGCATCGGTGCAGACCATTTCAACGGCTGGATTCACCAAGCTGTTCAACTTGCGCGGCACTGGTTCCGGTTGGGTTGGCGAAGAGGCTGCACGGCCTGAAACCAATACGCCTGAATTTGGGTCTATGACGATCACACCGGGCGAAATCTACGCAAACCCCGGCGCGACACAGGGCATGTTGGACGACGCGGCAGTTAACCTGGAGGCATGGCTTGCGAATGAGGTTCAGACCGAGTTTGCAAAGCAAGAAGGTCTGGCCTTTGTCGCTGGCAACGGCACCAACAAGCCTAACGGGTTCCTGACCTACGCAACGGGCGCTGCTAATGCGGCTGCAAACCCGCTTGGCGCAATCGGTGTTGATACGGCTGCGGCAGTCGGTGCCGTGACCGAGGATGAGTTGTTGGACATGATCTATGGTGTGCCTGCAAGCTACACCAACGGCGCGCGTTTCACGATGAACCGCACCACCATCGGCAAAATCCGCAAGCTGCGCGATCTCGACGGTCGTCAGCTTTGGCAGCCTTCCACCGTTGAGGGTCAACCTTCGCAACTTCTGGCGTATCCGGTAACGGAAATGCCGGACATGCCCGATATGGCTCTCGGCACCACGCCGATTGCGTTCGGTAACTTCGCGCGCAGCTACCTGATTGTTGACCGCACAGGTATTCGCGTTCTTCGCGACCCTTATACGGCCAAGCCAAAGGTGCTGTTCTACACGACAAAGCGCGTCGGCGGGGCCGTAGTCGATCCGCAGGGTATGCGTATCCTGAAGATGGCGGCTGCTTAATGGCCGATGATGCCAAGGTGACTGCGAAAGCAGAGCCGAAGAATGACTCGCCGAAGAATTCGCGTTCTGGCGCAATGACCCGCGACAAGTGTTTGGAATTGGGTCTTGATCCAGTGCCTTACGGCTTCAAGGCGAAATAGTCATTTTACGAAGGGGGCAGGGTTCGCCTTGCCCCTCTGTAAGTTGATTGGAGACTGAAATGCAGCCACCCGTCCTAGTCACAGCACCCACGGCGCGAGTTGTCGAGTTGTCGGACATGAAAGCGCACTTGCGCGTTGATTATGACGACGAGGACACGCTTATCACGGCGCTGGAAGCCGCTGCGGTTGCTCACTTCGACGGGTGGCGCGGTATCATGGGGCGGGCAATCATGCCGCAAACATGGTCGCAGGAATTTAGCGGATGGGGTCGGCATAAGCTGCTGTTGCCGGACGCGTCCAGCGTGTCTGCGGTTGGCATCCTTGATGGCGTTGAATCGCCGATTACCGAAACAGATATATACGTGTCCACAACAATGGGCGGACAGTTCGTCACGGTATCGGGCGGCGATGCTGACGCGGTGCGGATCACTTACGAGGCCGCGCTACCTGCCGAGCAATTACCCGCCGTTCAGATGGCCGTTAAGCTGCTTGTGGGTCACTGGTATGAAAACCGCGAAGCCGCCACGGAAACCGCCCTGTCAGCCGCTCCTATGGCCGTGCAGGCGTTGATCGCTCCGCTGCGTTTGGTGACGGTGTGAACGCGGGCAAACTAGATCGGCGAATATCGTTCGAGCGGTTCACTCTGGACGATGACGGGTTCGGTCAGGTCGAAACATGGGCCGCTCACGGGGGCAGTGTAGCGGCGTCTAAGGTCGATGTGAGCGATGGGGAGCGTATGCGCGCTGATAGCGTGTCAGCGTCCCTGACAAGCCGCTTTGTGGTGCGTTCGTCTGATTTTAGTCGTGACCTGACCCCGAAGGACCGGATCGTCTACAAGGGCCATGTTTTTGCGGTCTACGGAATTAAGGAATTGGGCCGAAACGATTGGTTGGAATTAACCGCAGGTTCGGAGGTCGACCAATGACCACGGTTACTATCACCGCGTGGGCATTTTCCTCGTTCTTTGCAATTCTGGCAGCTTATCATTTTGGACGTGCATGCGGGTCTGATCGCGTGGCCTCACGAGGTTCCGTCTGCCCCGCCGCGTCTACGCCTAAGTCCCCGCCGCCGCCTAAGCCAAAGAAATGAAGGGGCGATCTAATGACCACGGTTAAAACCACCGGATTTGCCGAACTCGAAAAGGCGCTTGACCAGCTGACCAAATCGGCGGGCAAGGGCGTTCTGAAAAGGTCGCTTAAAAAAGCGGCAACACCTATCGCAGACGCGGCCAACGCAATGGCACCCGTGGGCGCGACTGGCGATTACTCCAAGTCTTTCAGCTACAGCACGAAGCTGAACAAGCGGCAAAGCGGATTGCATCGCAAGATGTTCAAGAATGACCGGGCGGCTGTTGAGGGTTTTGTCGGCACTAACGATCCGGCGGGTGTTCAAATGGAATTTGGAAACAAAAATCACGGGCCGCAACCTGCGTTAAGACCAGCTTGGGACGCAGAATCCAAGCCAACGCTGGACCGGCTGGGGAAAGAATTGTGGACAGAGTTGGAGAGAAGCGTAGCCCGCGCGGCGAAAAAAGCGGCAAAGAGCAAGTGATTCGCTTGCTTTGTCTTGCGGTAATGTGTAAAATAAACGGGCGGATAAGGTGAACCAACACCAAACCCGCCCTAACCAATCCAGACCGTGAAGGGGTCCGAACATGGCTATCAAAGCCCTACATACACCAGAAGCAATCCGCAAACTGTTTCGTCATGACGTCGAGACGGGGAATTTGTTTTGGAATACTCGACCAGTTGAGGATTTTGCCGAGGGTGGTCACACCAGTCAGCACACCGCGAAAATATGGAACGCGAGATTTGCAGGAAAAGAGGCGTTCACGTCACGCAACGAATTTGGATACGCGGTCACGAATATCGGGGGCCGGATATATCGGGCGCACCGCACCATATGGGCTATGGTCCATGGGGAATGGCCAGCGGGCGATATAGACCACATCAACGGCGTTCCTGACGACAACAGGTTAGAGAACCTGCGGTCAGTGACCCACAAACAAAATCTGCGGAATCAAAAGCAGAGAAGCACAAATACTTCAGGCTTCATGGGCGTAAGTTGGTGTAAGAATACCAACAAATGGCGCGGCCATATTACTTTAGCAGGCAAGTACAAAAGCCTCGGATACTTCGACAGCAAGGACGATGCGATTGCCGCCCGCGCGGTGGCTGACAAGGCGCACGGATACCACGCGAACCACGGTCGGGTAGACCAATGAGCGGGCGCGAGTGCAAGCAGTGTGGTGGGGCGCTAAGCAAGGGTGCAGCCCACAATGCCAAGTTCTGCGGCACATTATGCAAACATAAGGCTGCGCACGTTCGGCGGCGTCCAGAAAGCTCGGCATTCAGAGATGACCGTTGGTGTGATGTGTGCGGTTCGCCTTTCACTGCAAGGACTTCAACGCGTCGCTACTGTGGGGTTGGGTGTCGCCACGCGGCTAAATTGGTATCCGGCAGGGTGGCGAACACAGAAAACGCCAGACGGTACAGGGCAAAACATCCCCAACGATATCGGAGTTATTACAAAAAAAGGCACGAGTGTCATATTTACTCAATAGGCTCGCGGATATCTCGTCGAATGTGTGACGTTTTGAGGGATATGGGCAGCGTAAAGGTCTCAAGAACCTTTGACATGCTAGGCTACACGCCGCAGGATCTTGCCGATCACCTTGAGCGCCAGTTTGTTAGGGGCATGGGATGGCACAATAGGGACAAGTGGCATCTGGATCACATCGTGCCAATCTCTACAGCCGAAACGATCAAGGACGTGATTGCCCTGAACCAGCTTAGTAATTTGCGGCCACTATGGGCGCAGGATAACCTAAGCAAGAGCGCCCAAAGAACACACTTAATATGATCACAGCCCGCGGGCTGCTAGGGATGGAGATATATCATGACCGAACGCAATATTGGACTAACAAAAGCACTACGGGGCGCATCAGGCGGGGGTCACGTCCTAATTATTTGCAACAACGCATTCGATGCTGGCAAGTCTGCACAGGATTTATACGACAAGATCGGCGGCCAAGTTACCAGCATGAATCGGAACACTCTATTTATTGGGGATGGTTCGATTGAGTTTGGATGGATCGAGACTAGGACTGGGCGGCGGCTCGATGACTATCATGAGGCGCACTTTGGCCTGCACGATAGATGGGATAGGAAAACATATGCGTGATTATGATTTCAGGCTTGGCCCAGTTTCAGGTTATTTTGGCGTTCGCCCAGAGAC